CGGTTGTTTGAATAGAACCGTAACTTGCTCCTAGATAAGCAGCATCAACACCTGAAACTTGTTGGATTTGTTGTAACAAATATGTTCTAAATGTATTAATATCTTTAGGAATGTCAGGACGTTCTCCATAAGATTGTACTAATCTTGGGTCACAGTTTACTGTGAACGCCTTATCAGGATTGTTTCGTTTATTTTGATATTCGAAAATATCCAATCCTGCAGAAGCGTTAATAAATTCTGGTGGGTTTTGATGTTTAAAGTATTCTGTAGCTTCGGTAGAATCAAGGGAGTTTAACGTTAATACCAAAGACAACACTTTATAACATTTAGAAATTCCCCAGAAGTTATTTGGAATTGCTTCATCATATAGAGGAATAAATGGAATTCGTGATGGTTGAATATCTTTAGTAACATCTAGGATGTGACGTCCTGCCATGTAAATAATATCAACTGAAGGGCTTAATTGCTCAACTCCAGTGATTGGATTTTGCTTAACACGGAAAACTTTCTTATAACAAGTTAGGAAAGTAACTACTCCGTTAGCACTTAACTTAGTCTTGTCTGGGATGTGATTTGTGTTAGTCAATCCGATTGTATCAGTTATAGCATCAATATTAGCAATCGCATTTGCAAATCTTGGAATTGCTTTTAAATAATTCTTACTTTTACGCTCAGCGAAGAATAAGTAGTTCATTTCATCGACTGTAGAAGCTCCAGGGTCTGGAAAAATGTTCGATGGATGGTATGCTTTAGCTTGGAATTTGACATTTTTCGTCAAAGTGAAAGCAGTAGACACGTCAGTTTCATCAATAATATCTGCATTCCATCCGAATAATACTCCGGCAGTGCCGTGTAAATAAGCATAGTCTGCAGCTTCATTATTAATAGCGTCCATTCCAGAAGCTTCCCACTTCATTTGGAAATACTTATTTGCAGTTTCAGCAAGCTCTTTGGCATTTAGTGTCAAAGCTCTAAAATCTCCTGCGAATTCAGTTGGCATAATTGAAGCTTTAGTTGCTTCCTTAATAATAGTAATTGGGTTTGCAGTAGGTGTTTGAACATAACTTGGAATCTTTTTATTATAAACTTTCCAAATATCAGAATGGTCAGCAGCGTCTAGAATCTTAAAGATTCGAGCTTGCTCAGTCTTATAAGACATTGCTTCTTGGAATTCTTTAATAATATCATCTGCAGTATATTCAATAATACCGTAACTGTCTAGAATATCCTGAGAAGATGCTTTCTCAAGATGTTGATTTAGTGTTTCAGTATAATTACTTTGCTTCATAAATACCTCCTAAAAGGTCATCTGCCACAACATCATTATAAATATCCGCGTCTTCATAAACAGGTGTTCTAAATAATGAAGCTGTGTCTTCTTCAGATATTTCTTTTGTAGCGTTATGGTACGCTTCGTGTACAATTTGTTCGTTCTTTTTACGCATACCTTGAATCTTAAGCACGTCTTTCTCAGTTACAGGAACTAGATAGAGTGCTTTAGCAATAACTTCAAGTAATTTGTTCTGTTTTTCAACAGTTCTGCGTAAAGTAACAACTTCTTTCTTTAAATCTTCCATAATTGTCTCCTTCACTATCCAAAATTATCCATAAACGCGTCAACGTAGTCAGAATCTCCGTAAAGTTCTGAGTTATTTGAGCTTAATGGGTTAAATTTTGCAGTTTTTCTAATTGTCGCACGCCAGATTTCTGAAAAATCCGTAGGGTCTTTAGGAAATGCTGGAAATAACGACAACATATATCTAAGTGCATCAGGTAAGTGGTTGTACTTATCCATAGGTTTTTCACCTTGATTCTTATCTGCATCTTCCACGTCCCGTTTAGGGTACCTGTACTTAGACATTGAATCTCGAAGTTTACGTAAAGTGTTAAAAAACTTCAATTTTCCTGAGTTGGCGTATTCCTGTACCTTTAAAATAGTAGGTGCTAGTGAGTTACCCTCGCAATCTACCGCCGGTTGCATAAACAATCCGCGTTCTCGGTACGCTTCAATCCAACTTTGTCCTGAGACTTGGTCGGAATTTCGTCCTCTCGGGTCGCATTGATGCGGGTACGCTAGTAAATATTCAGGAAAATCGTGTGTTCCTTTAATCATCGTAATAACTTCGTCTAATGTTTTGTCATCTAGTGTCTCTTCAACTTCAGCATAAACATAAATAACTTCGTTAATTGGGTCTAAAGCCGCAACTAGATGTGCTGTAGGGTCTCGTCTACCGAAGTCCGTGCCGGTAATCCGCTTCCAATGTCTTGGAATTATGAACGGTTCACAGAACCAATCTAGGAAATTTGGGTATACCAAGCCTTCCGTATACTTAAATGACCCTTTTAAATAACGTTTTACCCACCAGTCCGGTTTGTTTTTAGCTAAATTTTCTTCGTAATCTGGTGGTAAATAGGTGTTTGCAGAGGTTGCTGAGATGTGTGTTACAACAGATTTGTCCTGTTTTTCAGGTAAAACAGTATACCTGTCCGCCACATCCCCATGATAATAAATAACATCACTGCACATCAACCAGTCTGTAGCAAGCCAACCTACGTCTGGGTTAGATGACAACAACATCTTTAACCTATTTTTGCCTTTGAAGAATGCCGTTTTGTTACGAAGACGGGCTGCAATATAAACAATAATATTATAAGAAACCTCAGACGCTTCTTCCACCCATATTATATTCAAGTTTGCAGACCGAATCTTACCTTCTTTGTCTAGCGCTTTTGCAGATATTCTAAATCCATTAATCAAATCAATATACCAGTTTACCTTATCCTGATTAGATTTAGCAACCAATGCAGCGGGAATGTTATCCGTTATAAACTTCAAGCAAGTGTCTGACGCTTGTCCCCAAGTCGCAGCACCGATTAATCCTGCACCGTTAGGAATCTGTAACGCGTACGCTACGAACTCCATCCCGCAGGTGTAAGTTTTAGCGGAACCGAACCCGCCTGCATATAGTTTCTTCATGTGTTCATCCTTGTGAAACGCTTCTTGATGAGGCATCGGTTTATAAGTACATATATGCGCATTGCAGTTTGGACAATAAACGAAAAATTCACAAGGTTTCCCTGAAAACGATATATCCTCTTGTAAAATAGAATACTTGCATTTAGGACATAAACAGCCTGCTTCCGCTGTATAAATACTTGACGTGTTTCGTCCAAACGCTGACTTAAAGCTTTCTTGTACAAAACTAGAAGTTTCATGTACAGGTTCCTCTGGGATTGGAGCCTGTTCAACCTCTTTAAATTCTTCAACAGCCTCTAGAAAGGATAATCCGTTTAACAAATTATCCATCTTAGTCTGTGATTTAGTCTTTTTGGCCCTCGCCACCTAAATCACCTACTTTAAGTTTAGAAACAGTTCCCAACCTCTTATTAAGTAAAATATCTGCAGATTCCTCTGTTAGATGCATATCCTTAATAAGAATATCTCTCGCTAGTAAGTATGCAGCGAAACGGTTGTCTTCAGTTTCCTTCTTAACTTCCTTAGTCTCAGGAGCTAGAAGAATCTCATCCGCATTCTTTTTAAACTCCTTGTGGGTTTCAGACACTTCATAAATTTTCTCTTCTGGTAACAGTTTGTTTAGAAATATACCAAATGCATTATTAAAATGTTGGTATACATCTTCCTTAGAATTATTCTGTAACAAGCCTTCAGCATATGTTTCTACCATACCCATTATTAGACATGTAAACTCTTCCGGAGTAAACGGTTCTTTAGTAAAAGATACCTTTACCCTAGAAACATCCGAATTTCTGATTGCGGCTCGGATAACCTTCTCATTCTCTTTTGCTTTTGCCATAGTAAGACCTCCTAGAAGCATTATATCATTTTTAAGCATGCTTGTAAATCATGTTGACAGTTATTGTCAAATGTGTTGACATTTAGTGTCAAATTTTAATAAAAGAGGGGGAAGGTGTTAGAAGTTGGTTAATCCATATAAATAGCTTTAGCACTATTAGACAGTCCACTTTCAAGCCCTAGCCCCCTGTTAGGGTGAATAAGGTAATCCTTATTCGTATTAAAATTTAATGTTATAGAAAGGTTAGGTAAATAGGTATGAAAGCAACATTAAAGAGTTTTAGTAAATCAAACAAATATGAAGGTAAGGTAGTAATCACTGTTACACAAGAAGCTATTGACGCAGTTACAGGCTTAGTTACAGAACTTAAATATCACTACATTGTAGTGCCAAATTACTACTACAAGAACTTAGTAGGTAAACAAGTTGAACTTGAACTTAAGAAAAGTCCAGTGCTTGGCTTTGACGTAGTTACTAAGATTACAGTAGAACTAGAAAAGAAAGAAGCTTAATGCTTCTTTTTTTTTATTGCTAGTTTATCGTATTAGTTGTAGTATGTAAGAATAGGTATCAGTATACCTGTGTTTAGTGCACACCATATCTCTCAGACACCACTCACATTTGTCTCACACACTGTTCTTTTGAACACATGTGGACATCTGTTGTCCAGTATATTACACGCGTACACGCGCAAGGTAGAAATAGTGTATTTGACGTATATCGTCAAAGTTAAGAGCTTTATAAATATACATTTATAATACCCTTTGTATTTGTGAATACGATA